AATACTTGCTTAAATAATTTTTGGTTTTTGCCTTTGATCCGTGGTTTCGCTACCTCATTTATTTCGTCCTCTGTGGCCTCTCGAATGACACAGGTTGTGACCGGATCGCCATCTTCATCTTCGCCCAGGTGAACCACCTCTAGGATGAAGTTAAGCATTTCGCCAGTTTCCATATCTCTTTGTTTGGTAGCGATTGCGGTTCTGATGCGTGTATCTTCGTCAAATGACAGTTCGATTTCTGTATCTATTGCGGCTCGAATGCTCGATGCGCCACGCAATCCTTTGCTAGTATCTTTGCCGGAATGCGCGATAAGCATGATGTGAACGCCAGTTCTTTCTCTTATTCCGTCTAGCTGCATGATAAATTTTGCCGCTTCTGAGTTTGAGTTTTCATCCATTTGACCCTGTGTAGCTCTGGATAGAGTGTCAATGACAAGCATTTTGCATTGCCCATGCGACTTACTTATTTCTCTAATTATAGCCTCAACCTTTTCTATGTCTTCTTCTGCGTTGAACAGATTGATAGGGCTAGGTCTGATGGCAAGCTTTACATTTGTATGATCCTGGTACTGTTGTCTAAGCGCGACCAGGCGGTTTTGGAATGAGTTGCCCCCTTCTGTCGCTAGGTACACCACCGATCCGCCTTGTACTCGACTATTGAGCCACATTTCGTTTGCGGCTATATGCCACGATAGGTCTAGTGCGAAGAATGACTTACCAACGTTTGACGGGCCGAATACAGCACTGATTGTGTTTTCGGTAAGCCAACCTTTGACCAGGTATGTTTTCGCTATCTGTGCGACAGCCTGGTCTGGGAATATAACCTCATCTAGCACATTTTTAGGCTCTAATGCTTTTCTTGTGTATTCTGCGCCTCTTGCAATCCAAACGTCATTCCAATCGAGACCTTCGCCATGCGGCATGATGCTTTCCACGCCATGATCTGAGAACGCTTTTTCGCACGCTTTTATGCCCGCCTCATCATTATCTCCGGCAATGATAAGCTTTGCGTTTGGTTTGACTGCTTTTAGCTCTTCGACAACATTTGTAATATTACTGGCATTTAGCGCAAAAACGCATGGTTTTCCGGTGGCTTCTGTTACGCTGCAAGCGGTAGCCCAACCTTCGCTAATGTAGGCAAAGTCGGTGATTGGCCCGTTTACCACTGAAAAACAGCCTTTGTATTGCAAGCCATGATTAAATTTCTTTTTGCCATTCTCATCTATAAACTGCGTGCCTTGTATTTGGCCTTTGCTATTTATGATTTGTATTTTTAAGTCACCCTCATCAACTTCTGCATTATGTTGTTTTATTTTTTTTCGCGTTAAATAGGGGTGAACTTCCTCTATTTCTGGAAAGTTAACCACTGTCTCATCCTTTGTTGGGTACACGTTTAGTCCTCTCAATGCCTCGATTATGGCTTTCCAATCTCCGCACTTCCTACAATTAACCTTAACTTCGCCCTGGTAATCCGAGATCCAGAACCTATCTGTGCCGCCACAGTTAGGGCAAGACCCTTTATATTCATTACCAAACCGTTTTAGGCCTAGGGCCGACACAATCTGTGGTGCATATACGCTATATGTTGCGGGTGGATACTTGCCTTTATCTATATTTTGAACTACCATTGCCTTATATCCTTACCTCTGTTTTGGGTATTCATTGTCATAATTTATTTGTTTGAACTAAGCCCCAGTTTTATACTGGGGTTTTTTTTATTGTTTCTCCGATCATCTGTGCGATTTGCGGTACGATTGCGTTACCTAATCCTCTAAGTCTGTCCACCCTACCGGGTAGCCCATTAACCACTCGACCCACTGGGGGTTCAGAGAGCCAGACGTTTCGTCCGTTTCCGCTACTGCCCTTCTTAGGCAAGTGTCGCCAATGTTGCTTTCCTTCCAGTTCGCTACATCGCCGGACATTTTCCAATCCCTGGCTCTGGGTGTTGGCCACATCGCTACGGCTGTCGCTAGTGGATTGCCGCTCGATGGTATCTTCTTGTTGTCTCCCTTGTGGTTCTTGTAAGGGCCGCCAGTTGACGCTATCGGCGTTGGCCATGTTGTCGGCTCCTGGGCTTCCTTCCAAGCTTGCACTGTTTCTGGATTGACTTGCTCTCTGAGGTTCGCTGGCTTCTTCCTGCCCTTGCGTGCTGTTGTGGCTTGCTTCTTGAGAGCTTCCTTTGATCTTTGCGGTAGATGATCCATCGTGTTTGGCGTTGCCCATATTTCGTCCGATGATCCAAACTCGATCCCGTCTGTGGGGTGCGTCAACGGCAATAGCTGGAATAATAAACGGCCTTGTGGCGTAGCCTTGCCCTTCCAGATCAGAAAGCACTTCATCGAGACCCAGAGTGACGTGGCCATAAACGTTTTCGAAAACTGTCCAAGTGGGTCGCTTTGCTTTAATAATGGAAAATATTTCTGGCCAGATATGTCGGTCATCCTCTGTTCCTCTTCTAGCTCCGGCGACACTGAAGGGTTGGCATGGGTATCCGGCGGTGAGGATTTCGCAGTCTGGAACAAGTTCATCTGGGTCATTGGCTAATACCTTAACATCTTCTGCAATAGGCACGTCCGGCCAATGCTTTCTTAAAATTTTTCTGCTCCATTCTTCTATATCACAGAAGAGAACGGGGCGGCTAAGTTCTGCCCACTCGAAGCCAAGAGCAAAGCCGCCTATTCCAGAGCATAAGTCAACGTGACGAAGCACTTACTTAATTCTCCAAACTCGAACACCGTCTGAAGTAGTTCTGACCAATCCCTTTTGCTGACGTTTTCTCATTGTTCTGCAAAGAGACCTTGCCTCGTTCATATTATTTAATAAAACGCTATCTTCAACTTGCATAGAAGTAACAATTTCACCCCATTTGCTTCGATCAGGTATAGCAATGTGTTTCTCTATTTTGTATTCCATTGTAAAATCCATTTTTTAAAAAGGAATTTCGTCATCAAAATCTAAGTTCTCAGTATTTGCCTGGTCGTTAGATTTTACGTTTTCTTCCTTCTTTGTTTCCGGGGCATCCTCTGCCTTAAAACCTTTGGTTTGCTCAAATGGGTCTCCGCCATCTGAACGCTCTGCAAGTTCTAGGACCTGGACCCCCATTAATCTAAACCCTACACCACTNNAGCTCAAAATCTTCCGGTAGTGGGTTTCGGTCTGCATCTTTCTGCACAGGTGCTTTGGTTTTTTCACCGTTATATGCGCCCTTCTTTTTGCTTTTACCAGTTGGCACACCGTCAACTTCTTTATAAGGCTCATAAGTTGGCTCCGGCTTCCACTTTCTTTTTGTGTCTGCTTTCGCTGCTTCTTTGTAGACCTTTTTGATTTGTTCAAGATATGCCTGGGCATCGTCATTGTTCATAATAAACTCAAGCGTGTACGCCGCACCATCATCGAGCGGATCGCAAGGCACAGTTTTGTTTTCACTTGTGTCAAACTTGTAGGTTTTATTAAGTCTTGGGAACTGTGCAGTTACGTTTTCAAACACAAGTTCATTAGTATTGAGCATTTTCATCATTGTCTCCTTTTTATTAAAATGCTTGATCTTCAACCTCATCTTCCATCCAATGTGGAAGATGCACTTGGTTGACTTCTGGCCAACCCGTACGAAAGTTCTGATGCTCGTCTGCGTGCTTCATACATTCTAGGGTTTGGAACATTCTTTTTTCTGCGTGCTTTATATATATTTCTGAAAGCACATGGACGCCCACCGCATAGGGCGGCGTTTTTTCTATTGCCACTAAATACATTTCTGAGCATGGCAAGTTAGCACATCGCATGGTGTGTAAGTAAAAGGCTATCTGCAAATCATAGTTGTACTTGCGTAGCTCTCTTTCAAAACCTTCTGGCGAGGCATCTTGAGTAGTTTTTATGTCAAGTATTTCGCCTTTGCCTTTGTTGCTTTTCGGAACCAAAAGACCGTCCGGTCTGCACTTAATAAGCATTCCAGTCTTTTTGCATCGAGTAAAAATGCTTGCCTCAGATATAAAGTTCTTTGCGCTTACTTTGCTTCGCAAAAAGTCTGAGTTAAACAATGCGCTTTCTGCTATTTCTAGCGCAGTGTCGTAGTCTTTTTCTGTCAAAACAATCTTGCCTTGCTTCTCTGCAAGTTCTTTGGCTTCCTTCCAGGCATTTGTTCCACGCCTTGCCGGGCCGCGCATGACCGCTTCTTTTTCGTACTCCAATATAAGAGAATGTACGGCCTTGC